AATTAAGCTGCAACACGGCAAGCGAGTTCAGGATACAAGTTAGCCCAACCATACAGAACGTCTAAACGAGTAGGAATAGAGTCGTTGTTAATGGTGTATTGACGAACTACACGCATTGACAGACCGATTTCCTTGTCGCTTGCACGACCTGCAAAGTGAACACCCTCTGGCAACTCAAGGTCGGCTACTGCGAGAGTAAACGCATTGCGGTGCATGATGATGTTTTGTGGGGAAACAGTACCAGACTGGTTAAAGAAGCTAACAGCAGCAGTAGAGCTGGTTGAAGGAATAGATACGTTCTGGAACTGACCGGCAGTAATAACTGCTGGGCTTACGTTTACAGAAATAGTACCACCTGAACCGCTAACAGCAGTATTAACAACAAAGTTACGCAGCTTGTTTGAACCATAAGCCTGACGATTCTGTGGGTTAACAGCATAAACGCCAGCGATGGTGAATGTATCGCCTTGATTTAAGCTAACGCCATTGGTCAGAGTCAAAGTGATTGTGCTTGAAGAAGCCCAGCCAGATGTCAAGAAACCAGTTGCGGTAGAAGTGTTAACAGTTGCAGAACCTGAGAAGCTACCGAAAGTATGGGAAACGATGTTTTGATCCATCTTCCAATTCATACCAGCAGAGTCACGACCCATCAAACCTTTACGATACTGTTCGCCAATAGCTTCTTGTGGCACAAAGAGGCCTTTCAAGCTGTCAACGATAGTAGCAGAAGTAAATGGCTCAACTACGCATGAACGACGACCATCACGTGGAGCGCCTTCAGAATCAAGGTAAGCAGCAGCGGTCAGGTAAGTGATCAAACCAGTTGGAGGTGTACCAGCAACGCCAACGATGTTAGCGGTGTTGTTTGCAGCTTGCAAAGTACCATCACGATCAATCTTGTTAGCGATAGCAGCTACAGCAGGCTTCAATACACGATCAGAGAACATATCGAGGCTCAATGCCAAATCTTGCGTGGTGAATTGAGTGTCAACGTGAAACTGAGTAGAGAGGGTTACTGGTACAGAAGTTTCTACAAAATCCTCGACATTGAGGGCGGGCCCTGTTGTACCAATGAAACGACCTGGCTTACGTACGTTAACAGTATTTCCAATCTTGCCACCCACGACAGCGAACTGGTCATCGTAGTTACGATCTACTTCAGAGGTGAATGTTAATTCGTTTTCCAAGACCATTAACGCTTCGTTAGTGATCTTAGAAATAGTTAGCAAATTATTTGCCATGATTATTTCCTTTATTAAAATTGGGTTTATCAGCGTATCCGTTTAGCCTGTCGTGCTGCTTTCCATTGGGCATACGTTCCATGAAATTGTCCATCTCCATCAATCAGAACATCGCCACCGGATTTGCTTGCACTAATAGGTTTAATCGGTGCTGGTGCTTTACTACGAGCAACAGTTTCGCTTTTGACTTCAGCAGGAGCTTCTTTACGCTCAAACTGAATTTCCAATTTCCCTAATTCCTTCAGAGCTTTTGACACAGGCATTGAAGCAAACTTTTGGGCGTATTCGTCATCTGATGCTAAGTGATATAGGATTTGAGGGCCTACATCAGACTCCAAGATTGCATCCTTGATTTCATCTCTCACTTGGACTTGGCTTGAAGCTACCATATCATCAAAATCAGGCAATTCAGCTTTCACTTTTTCAAGTTTTTGCGACCAAGACTTAATTACTTCTTGGCGTTGTTCCTCGATTTTGCGTTGCTGTTCTTGCTTATCACGCTCAACTAATGCTTTTTCTGCGCTCCACTCAGCCAATGCTTCTGCATATTCATCAACATTGTTAAATTGCGCCCTAGTTGGCTTTTCACCTACAGGGTCAGCTTCTTCTGCTTTGGGAGGTGCTACTTTGCTCTCAAGTTCTTGTAGGCGGGCTTCAAGGGCTTCTTTTTCGGCTTCGGCTTGCTTAGCACGTTTAGTAAGCTCTGAAAAACGCTTTTCAAGTTTGGGATTTTGTTTAGGCTTGTCTGTTGCTTCCGCTTCTTTCTCTGCCTCTGGTTCACTCTCAGCTTGAGCTTCTACTGCTGGCTCTGACTCTGGAGTTTCCTCAACAGTTTCAGCCTCAACAGGAGCTTCTTCGCTAGCTAAACCTAATTTTTCAGCATGGAAATTAGCTAAATTTTCACTTGTTACTACATTTGATGCGGTTCTTACTACTTCTGACATGGAATACTCCAAGAATTAACCCTATGAACCCATAGGTAGGTAAATGCTTTTATATCACAAGTGTTGCATTTCTACAACACTAAATAGCTCTTTCGATCGCTTCTGCGTTGGCAGCTTTGAAATCAGTCTTATTAATATGCGCCAAAACAAGGGCTAATTGCGCCTTCATCTGTTCAATTTCAAGCTGAGTCTGAGTCTTAACAACTGTATCTTGAGCAGCAGTTTCTGTACGCATTTCGGTGTCGTGCGCTTTGGTGTGCTGACGCATGAGTTCACGCTTAGTTTCAGCCTCTTGTTTAACGCTTTCGATGTCTTGACGTTGTTTAATCATCATTTGCAACTGCATATTTTCTTGTTGTAGCTTCTGCATCTGCGCTTTACCAGCAGCGATTTGCATCTGAACTTGTGGTGGGATTGGTGACTTGTCATCAATCTGTGACATTGGATTAGAGGCAGCCAAACGATCTGCGATGACTTCTGCGCCAGGAAAATCCATATTACGGAACACCAAATCGCCTGCCACTTGCATCAGTTGTGGATCAACTTGCAATAATTGTGTCATGGTATCGGCAGCTTCTTGACGCTTGGAGTTGTATCCAGGGCCTGTATCCATAACAACATCATATTCGCCCACAGTTACGTCATTGAGGACTTTGGTTACGCCCTGCTCGTCTTGGCTACGCTGATTAATTGTGACTAATTCAGGCTTTCCATCATCGCCAATGATTCGCATGACCCGTTCTCTGTCATAAATCTTAGGGATCAGATCAAGAATGATGCGACCTGTGTGACGGATACTGCGTGTCAAATTGTCGTAATAGTGGAAATTGGTCATATCCACTTGGGCTTGCTGACCTTGCATAGCTTTACCAGTCATCATGCCGGTAGGAAGCTGGCTAGGATCAAAAATACCTACGACTGCTTGTAAATCTTGATTCATGCCTTGCAAAGCAGACATCACGCCCGCAGGAGGTGGCTCTGGTTGCAGTCTTGTAGGAGCTGGAGCTGGTCTGCCCTCAATATCTGTCTGTTTGTAACGTAAAACAGGCATAGCTTTGATGTTAGCCATCGCCCATTCGTTCTCGTGACCCTCATCCTGTCCTTCAGCCAACAACCATTTTGCTTTAGGAGCAAGGGCTACAGTTTCAGTCAAAGCCGTTGACCAGTAGTTATACATACGTTGTGGGTCTTTAGCCATGCGAACCAAGCCAAACTTCTTATGCTTGTCATCAACTCGCACTTCTTGACCATAAGTAGGCACAACAGGGATAAATTTACCCGCCCATTCGCCTTCTTCAAGGATTTCCATAGCGGTCAGCTTGCACCACTTAATCTTCTTTTTCCACGTTTCTCTGCTATCAATCACAGTAATGCTAGAAGCCTCTAAAACGTCTTTAGGAGGCATTTCATCCTTATAGACTGTAGTGCCATCAGATAGCTGAACTAACTCTGTCTTAATGCGTTCTGTGTAGAAATACTCGGCTATACGTATATCTTCTTTCGTGACCCATTCGGATTCGGTGTCACCTGTTCCCCTTGATGAGAATCCCTGGTCAAATTCAGCGTTGGGATACATCTTTTTAAACACGTTTTTGCTGATAACTGTCGTAATAAGGACACGCTCAGCATCGCTACCATCAGGAAGCACGCTATTAGGATCAAAATAGACAGTAAAAGGGTTTTCAATCGGCTTAATGTAAATTTCTTGGTCAAAGCTGTCCTCTCTTACATAGTCTGTAGTGATACGCCAATAGCCCCAGCCCATCTTAACTGCGTATTCAAAAGCGTGATCGTAGGCTGAGTCTGCATCGGATTGGTTCTCAATATGACGGCAGATACCAGTAATGATCTCAGCGACTTTAGCGTCTGACTCATTGTTCATTCCATGCACTTTGATGCGTGGGCGTTGCTGTCTTTGCTGATTACAGATTTGACGAATATAAGCATCAACTTTATTGATGGTCAGGCATGGGCGAGCTTCCAATACTCGGCTGTTCTGAACGTCAACAGGCCATTGATCGCCTGCTGCAAATCTTACGTCATCAAGAGCTTCTGCACGATTGTTGCTATCCGAATCATTACAAAGTCTTAAAAAGTCTTTGGCTTCTTCGATTCTGCCGTCTGATTGGGAGTCTGCAACTCTGTCGTATGCCATAGGAATTCCTTAAAGATTGTCTGATTTTAAGACATCTGTTGTCTTTTTACTACACATTTTAGCCCATCCAGCTTGACGGGAGTTGATAAGTTCCCCGTTGTTTAGGGGCTTTTCTTGGTTCGTTAACCATAAGGCCGATGTAACGGAAAGCATCTGCTCCGTGTGAATAGCTATCGTGCAGGGGTTTTTGTGAAAATTGTTTGGTATCGGGGTCAACGTCATAGCGGTAATGTCTTAAACATTGCAATCCATCGTGGCAGTTTGCTTTATCAAACCAGCACTTGTTAAACATCATTCGGGCAGCATTAATAGAATCAGCGATGGGTGTTCGCTCAATAACTCTAGTGTTATACCCTGAAGCTCTAACGATTTCTTCAATAGATTTGCCGTTTGATGCCAAAGTTTTGTTTCCAGCATCATGGGGTAGCCAAATAGTGTCATATACATATCCATACGACTGCATTTTAGCCAGGTAATGCGCTATTGTTTCTTGGTTGTTTTCGTAATACCGAATGAGGCGAGTTTCCATGCCAATAAACTGCACAAACCAAATAGCAGTAGCGTCAGCCCAACCGAGGTCAAATACTGCGTGAACTGGCTTAATAGGGTCATAAGGGACATTCGTAATTCTTCCGTCTAGCTCTGCCATCGTCATTTCTTTGGCAAAGATTGCACCATCTACTGTCTGACGGCATAAACCTTCCCAGACGTTATTATAAGACTGAATGTCCCTAGCTCTTAGGGCATCTTTTTCTAATTTAAGTGTTTCAGGAAACCACGGGTTATCCGACCAGTTAATCTTCGCAACTTTGCTATTGTCCGGTGGGTTAAGAACAAACCTTTGGTACGTTTCGTCTGACTCAAGCTCTGGGTTAAATGTAACCCATATTTCTGAGCTTTCTTTACGAATTGTGGGGATAAGAACATTCCATGATGTTTTAGATACGCTCTGTGCCTCCTCGACCCAGCATATATCCACGCCCTCATAGGACTTGATATTGGCAACATTGTTTTTAAGTCCAACAAAAGCAAACTCAGTCCCATTCTTACCTCTGATTGAGTTTTGCGTAATCTCATAGAATGACTCCAGCTTAAGGGAAATGATTTGATCTGATAAGAGCTTGTGGACAGATTGACCTATCGAGTTTTGAAACTCACGGGCGCATAAGACCCTGGTTGGCTTTTTGACACCAAGAACCAATAAAGCCCTCGCAACACCCCAAGACTTAGCCCCACCACGACCCCCATACAGAACCTTGTAACGCATAGGCTCAAAGAGGAATTGCAGCTTGATAGGGAAGTCAACCGCAGATATTGCCTCCCGCAGTTCTTGGGTGATTTCACTCACTTGGCTTTACAAACCTGACTTCTAATGATGTAACCAGGCTATTTCCATCTGCATCTTCAAGCGTAGTGGCTTGGACTGCCTTGCCGTCTAAACGATCAGCGACTTCTTTAACAGCCCATGCCTCCCCTGCTTCTGCTTGATCTAATACTTTGTCAACAATCCTGCCAATTTTCTGTGGATTCTGAGCTAAAGCCCTTCTCATAGCATCTAAAAAGGGTTTATTCTTTGTTGCGTTCTTGTTACCAATAGGCGCACCGACAGGATTATTTGACTTTTCTTCCATTTCTTTGAATTATAAATACTTTTTGTTGTATTTACGCAACACTTTGATCTTGTGCAGGTTCATCAGACTGTTGTTTTTCTGCAACATCAGTTAATTGTGGCTCTGCAATAGATTTAACACCAGCGATTAGATGAGCAGAGTGCATATAGGGTAATTTACCTAACTCATTTAATAGCTCATTGATCTGTGCTACTGTAAATGCGATGACTTTTTGTTCGATGCTCATTTCTTCTTTCCTTTTGCTTTTGCTTCACGTTGGACATTGAGGGCGATTGCGACAGCTTGCTTTTGGGGCTTGCCTGCTTTCATCTCTGTTTCAATATTCTTGCTTACGGCTTTCTTGCTGGCTGATTTCTTTAATGGCACAGCTTTCTCCTTACGAGTTGTTGCCTTCTTCAAGGCGGGTTTTGCTTTAATTTCTGCTTTGCGTGGCTCAAAGTCCTCAGTAACAATAGGAAAATGCCATTGATTAGATGGCTTGGGCTTTGGGCCAATGACTTTACTTAACCAAGATTTGATGCGATGTATCATATATCCCCTTCTTCTATCCAACATATATCTTGCCATGAAAGCAACAAACACTTCTCGCCCTCGTGGTCTATCTTAGTGAACTTCAGATATTCCTCTTTGGGATCATCGTTCATTGTGCCAAAACGGACTCTCGCCCCTACTTGAATTGGCATTGCTTCTCTGCGGTCTGCCGATAGTTTCTTGCCAGGGCCTACCGCTACTACAGTTCCCATGTTTTCGGCTTCTTTGTTATTAACAATCAACACAGAGCTTAAAACACGAACATCTGGGCGGACAATAATCTTGTCCCCCAGAGGTTTAAAAGTTACAATTTCTTCAGCCATTCAATATTACCCTATTGGTTGGTCAAAAAGTCCCTTGCCTTTACCGAGGCTTGGGGCTTTTGCTTACATATCGTCTTGGTCGTGACCCATGCGCTTATGGCTGTAGCACTCACGCTCACCCATATTGCCGTCATTCAACTCACCGAGCTTGCCTTCAAAGTTGCCAGCGTGGGAGAGTGGGCGTGAACCCATTGCATCCATTTTGCCCATGCCAACTC